ATGGATGTATTTCCCGTCAACTGGGACAGCGTTCCTGAAGTGATGAACAAGGAGCAATTCTTCCGAATATGCCACATCAGCAAGTCCACGGCGCTGCATCTGCTCAAAAGCGGCAAGGTGCCCTGCGAGTGGTCCGGCAAGAAAACCCGGTGCTATAAAATCCGAAAAGAGGATGTGAAAGCATACTTGGAGGAGCGGGCGATTTTTCCTGAACTCTATTCTGCACCGAAGGGCTGGTACGGCACCCACTATGTGGCGAGGCTGTCCAAAGAGCTGCCGGAGGACACGCTGCGGCAGATGCACGGCTACTATGAAATGCTGCTGCGCAAATACCCGGATGTGGTCACGGTAAAGGATGTGGTGGCCCTGACCGGCTACACCCTGACCACCGTCCACAACTGGTGCAGCCGCGGGTCGCTGAAAGCCTTTCAAAAGGGACTGAAATTCTGCATCCCGAAAATTTTTCTTGTGGATTTTTTCTGCTCCCTGACCTTCCGCTCCATCACCCGCAAAAGCCTCTGGCATATCCAGACACTGAATGAATTCAGCAGGAAGATGAAGCGGAAGTGATTTTTATCTGGGAGGCATTTGCAAAGTTCGTTGTAAAAAGTGTGATGGGAGAGCAAAAGTTCGCTGTATTTTTTGTGAAGGCAAGGTGAAGGCCTGTTGCAGATGCACGGAATTGCCTCGTTCAGGCCAAAATACAGGTGCATCGTATTTTGGCCTAAAGCCTATAACCTGTCACAATATCGTACTGACCGTGCGATTCAGAAATTCGCACACTCGCACCTGCCTTTCGGTTTTGGTAGACTGTAACCGAAAGGGGGGTGCATTTTGCGTTGCAGACCTGCCGGGGAAATTTTGAATGGGAGGATCACATATGAAATCGCTATTTGAGCAGCTGGGCGGCACTTACACAAGGCAAGGCGACTATTGCCTACCCAATGTTTGCTTACCGCCCGAAGAAGAACGCCCCATCGGCGTTTACGGGCAGCGGCGGCGAGCTTTTCTGAAGGCGCACCACCGGGTGCTGTATTATAACCTGCTGACCGCCGGGGTGCTGGATGGGCACCTCGCAGACATCGAGGAGCAGGCGCAGGAACTCTTTCTTCGGTTGGTAGAACAATACGCAGACACCGAGGGCGTGACGGAGGCCTTGAAAGCCGATGACCCGATGGCGTGGGTGCGAAAGATGAACGGCATCCGACATCGGGCAAACGAGGTCGTGATGCAGGAAATTGTATACGGATAACGAACAAGCGGAGGTTGAACGCCTCCGCTTGCTTTGTGTGCAGAAAAGAACAATGCTGTTTTGAAACGACATTGTTCCGAACTTTGTTGACATTGTTCTTTTATTCGGGTATAATGTACTTGTGATTTTATGCGTGGAGGTATCCCCTATGGCTGAAATGATCTCGGTAAGAGAGGCAGCAGTGCGCTGGAATATAACGGAGCGGAGAGTTGCGACGCTCTGCAAGAATGGGAGAATCGCCGGTGCGAAAAAGCAGGGCAATCGTTGGCTGATCCCCGCTGATACGCAGAAGCCGGCGGATCAGCGGCTCAAGACGGGCGCTTTCCGCAAGACGGAGCGCGCACCGAAGCTGCCCCTGCCCATCGGCGTGTCCAACTACTGCCTTGCATCGTCGGAATACTATTATATCGACAAGACGATGATGATCAAGGATTTTATCGACGAGCGTCCGATGGTGACGCTGTTCACTCGTCCCCGCCGCTTCGGCAAGACGCTGAATATGGATATGCTGCGCACTTACTTTGAAAAGAGCGACAAGGATACCTCTGTCTACTTCCGGGATAAGAGGATCTGGGCCTGCGGCCAGAAGTACCGGGATTATCAGGGCAAGTACCCTGTGATCTTCCTGACCTTCAAGGATGTGAAGTTCGATACTTGGGAGGAGACCTTTGCAGCCATCCGGGACATTTTCGCAAAGGAGACCCGGCGGCACAAAGAGCTGCTAACCAGTGAAAAGTGCGACGAGTACAGCAAAAAGACCTATGAAAAGCTGGCAGACGGCAAGGTCAGCGAGGTAGAGCTGGCTTCGGCACTGCTGGACCTGTCCGCTATGCTGCACAAGCACTATGCCATTGCGCCCATTATCATCATCGACGAGTACGACACCCCTATCCAGCAGGGCTATCAGAAGGACTATTACGACAAGGTCATCCGGTTTATGCGGAACCTGTTTTCCGGCGGGTTCAAGGATAATCAGCACCTGTCCTTCGGCTTCCTCACCGGCATTCTGCGGGTGGCAAAGGAGAGCATCTTCAGCGGGATGAACAACCTGTCCATCAACTCCGTGCTGGACAACAAATACAGCGCCTACTTCGGCTTCACCGCCGATGAGGTGATGGAGATGGCGGAATACTACGGTGCTGCCGATAAGTACGACGAGATTTGCCAATGGTACGACGGCTACCGCTTCGGCAAGACGGAGATTTTCAACCCGTGGTCGGTGGTCAACTACTTCAGTAACGAGTGTGAGCCGAGGCCCTTCTGGGTCTCCACCGGCAGCAATGATATTATCGGGGAAGTGCTTGCCCAGGCGGACGAGGAGATTTATAACCGTCTGACCTCCCTGGTCAACGGCGAGACCTTCACCACCTTCATCGACACCGGCGTGATCTATCCGCAGATCAAAAGCAATCCCTCCACCATTTACAGCTTCCTGCTGGTGACCGGCTATCTGAAGGCACTGAAAACCACGCCCTCCTTCAGCGGCGATTTTATGTGCGAGGTCTCCCTGCCCAACCGGGAGATTTCTCTGGTGTATAACAAGGAGATTTTGCAGCGGCTGGAAAATCTGATCCCGCCGTCCACGGCAATTTCCGTTCAGGAGGCCATCTTCTCCGGCGATAACGCACGGCTGAAAGCGCAGATCCAGACGCTGCTGACCCAGTCGGTCAGCTCCTTCGATACTGCCGGGGAGAACTTCTACCACGGCTTTATGCTGGGCCTGTGCGCCCTGCTGGGCGGCGCTTTCGTGACCTCCAACCGGGAATCCGGCGACGGGCGCTATGACATTCAGCTGAAGCCCACGCAAAAGGGTCTTCCGGGCATCCTGATTGAGCTGAAAGCGGAGAAAAATTGCAGCGACGAGCAGCTGAAAAAGCTGTCCGAGACGGCCCTGCAGCAGATCAACGAGAAGAAATACGAAACCGAGCTGACGACCGCCGGGGTCAGGACGATTTATAAATACGGCGTGGCCTTCAGCGGCAAAAAGGTCGAAGTGGCAGTCGGATGAGGAGAGAGAATTCCAAAGTATCAAATTGATACTTTGGCGAAATCCCAAAGTGTCAGCACGGTGGTTCCAAAGTGCCAAATTGGCACTTTGGGCATGAACTTATAAATAAAACTATATTGGAGGATGCAAGATGAGCACCAATATTTCGAAAAAGAAGCGTGAAGATCTGCTGGACAAAATCAAGCAGATTCGTGCCTTTATTGCTGCGGCGCCGCAGGATGAGAATACGGGCAACCTGCTCTCCTACCTGTCCGAACTCGAAAAAGATGTGAACGGGAAAAAGTACGGTCTCGTATTCGAGGAGCATCGGGAGGAAATCGATGAGGTGTTGGATACCCATACGCCGGTGCTGACCGAAGAGGCGGATTTGTTCATCGACCACGGTGGGCAGATGAATTTCCTGCTTGAAGGGGATAACCTTGCCGCACTGAAACTGTTGGAAAAGACACATCGTGGTAAGATCAAAATGATTTACATAGATCCGCCGTATAACACAGCAAATAAAGATTTTGCTTATGATGATACGCGAGTGGATTTGACTGATACATTTAGGCATAGCAAGTGGCTCTCCTTTATGCGAGAACGGTTGAGGATTGCTCGCAATTTGTTGCGCGATGATGGCATTTTATTTATATCGATCGATGATAATGAGCAATCAGATTTGAAACTGCTGTGTGACGAGATATTTAAGGAGGAAAACTTCTTCTCTCAAGTTATTATCCAATCCAACAAAAGGGGCCAAACTTATAAGCAAATTGCAAAAACTCACGAATATCTGCTCATCTACACCCGTTCGCCAGAGGCAGAATTTAATGAAATTGATAAAACAGATGACGACAATGATCTCAATTTATTGGATAAAATCGGCGCCTACAATGTGCGAGAGTTGAGAAACCGCAACCCAAAATTTGGAAAACATAACCGTCCGAATTTGTTTTATCCCATTTATGTTAATCCTTCGATTGTTGATAAAGACGGTTTTTGCCCCATTTCGCTTGCATATACCACTGATTATTGTGTAGAAGTATATCCCTTTAATTCAACTGGAGGCGAGAGCTGCTGGCGATGGAGTACCAAATTGCTTTCCGAAAACATCAATAGCAATACACAATTCAGCAATGTTGTTGCGCGCGCAAAGCGAGATGGCACTTTCAATATTTACGAAAAATACCGTAAAACAACATATAAGGCAAAATCCATATGGCTGGAGACGGATGTGATCACAGAAAAAGGTACCGTTGAACTTGGTGAACTCGGGCTTTCTGAAAGATTTCCCTTTCCAAAGCCATTGTTCTTGCTAAAAAAGTGCTTACAAATTGGAACAAATTCAAATGATATAATACTCGACTTCTTTGCAGGCTCTGGTACAACAGGTCACGCTGTTATGAAGCTCAACGCAGAGGATGGTGGAACCCGCCGCTTTATCCTCTGCACCAACAACGAAAACGGCATTTGTCGGGATGTAACCTACGAACGCATCCGCCGTGTCATTGATAAAGAAGACTATGCCGCCAGCCTGAAATACTATAAAGTTGACTATGTACCTATTTCGGATCGTATGTACTATGAGTACGCCGATGAACTGCTCCGTCATATCCGGGAGCTGGTGGAGCTGGAAAACGGTATCAATTTTACGGGCAACGAGGAAATTGCCATCGTGCTGACAGATGAGGAGTTAGAGATATTTTTGGATGATGAAGGTATCTGTAAGAAATGCCGAAAGCTCTATATGGGGCACGATGTATTGCTGGACGCTCAGCAAGCGCAAGCGCTGCAGGAATATAACATTGCAGTGAATGTTATTCCGGATTATTACTACAAAGAATTGGAGGGATAAATATGGGGATCACGCTTGCAAATTTTCAACTTAAAGCCATTGAGGCCCTTATGGAAGCTATGGGAGAGCCCAATAGGGATATTATCCTGAAGAGTTGTACTGGTAGCGGCAAAACCATTATCCTTACACACTTTATGGATGAGTATCTGAAGAGCACAAACAAAGCAGTGTTTGTTTGGCTTACCCCCGGAAAAGGTAATCTTGAATTACAGAGTAAAGCCAAAATGGATAAATACATTCACGGCAGCAACACAAAACTCTTATCCGATATAATGTCTTCTGGCTTTGAAGAAAATGATGCCTGTTTCATCAACTGGGAAAAGCTTACTAAGAAAGGAAACAATGCACTTAAGGATAGTGAGCGAACAAACTTTGTCGAACATATTCAGAATGCAATTGACAACGGTTTGACTTTTACCATAATTGTTGACGAGTCACATCAGAATGATACGATCAAAGCAGATGACATTCTTGCTCTGTTCAATGCGAATAAGATTATCCGTTGTTCCGCTACACCTAAAAACTACAAGAATGCTCTGCTGATAGAGATTCCAGAAGAAGATGTTATTGCTGAAGGCCTGATAAAAAAGCTCCTGATAATCAATGAAAATTTTGAACAGCATATTAGCGTTGAAGATCAGATATCCTACCTGCTGGATAAAGCCCTCGAGAAACAACGAGACTTACGAGCCGCATACGCCAAGAAAGATTCTGGCGTAAATCCATTGATTATCGTCCAATTACCGAATAAATCAGATGCACTGCTTGACCGTGTCGAAGAGTACTTCGAAAGCAAAGGCATTACTTACGAGAATAACCTTCTATCGGTATGGTTGTCTGATAAGAAACAGAACCTTGAGGATATTGAAGATAATGACGCTACTCCAATAGCTGTAATTATCAAACAGGCGGTTGCTACCGGTTGGGATTGCCCAAGAGCGCAGATTCTCGTGAAGCTCCGTGACAATATGAGCGAGGTATTTGAAATTCAGACGATTGGAAGGATTCGCCGGATGCCGGAAGCAAAGCATTATGGCGAAGACCTTTTAGATTGCTGTTATCTTTATACGCTGGATGAGAAATTTACGGAGAGCGTTAAATTGAGTTTGGGCACGGGAGCATTAGATGCTTATAAAGTATTCTTGAAGCCGGAATATCGTTCCTTTACGCTTATCAGCCAATTTAAAACTGATATTCCATTTCCACGCGATGCTAAGTTTGCACTCAAAGTTATTTGGAAGTTCTTTGAGAAAAAATACCATACCGCTACGGACCTCGATAAAAACCAAAGTCAGTTAGAAGCTTATGGCTATTCTTTCGACGAAGATATTGTGGATTTTACCAAATCTGGTTCCGTCAGCGTACTGAGCAAAGACCAAATCACAGAATTAAATGACATCTCGATTCACGAGCCATTGAATACGCATAAACACGGCAAAGAGTATCATCACTGTGTTGCTGAGATTGGATACAAAGCCAATTTGGACTATAGCAGCACTAATACCATTATGCGTAAGCTGTTCCTAAACGGAGTTCGGTGCGACGCAAAAATTCTTCGTCTGGAAACACGAAACCTATATGCATTTATTATCAACAACGAGCGAAGGCTTATAGAAGATGTCCGTGATGCTATGGCTGATGAGTCTTTGCAGCTAACGCTTGCAATTCCCCGGATAACAGAAAAACCAGTGGGGTTTCCTCTTGAAATGATTTTCACATATGACGGAACATCAAAGTCACAGATGGAATACACCAAGAATGTCTATACAGGGTATTTATCTTCTGCGGAAAAGAGATCTATGCCGGAGAAGCTGTTTGAGCGTTTTTGCGAAGGTAGTGACAAAGTGAAGTGGTTCTATAAGAACGGAGATAAGGGCTCAGAGTATTTCTCGATTGTTTATACGGATAACTTTGGAAAACAAAAATCCTTTTACCCCGATTATGTGGTTGGCACAAATGATAGCGATATCTGGATTATAGAAACAAAAGGTGGTTTTACAAAGTCAGGAAGCAGTGAAGATATTGATCGCTTCACTGCAAAGAAATTCGGCGTTTTGAGAAAATACCTTGATGGATACAACCTACAGGGTGGCATTGTCAGACAGGATAAACAAAGTGGAGAACTATGCATTTGCGTAGACAAGTACTCAGACAATATCCACGATGAAAACTGGCAACTGCTTTCGGAAGTGCTTTAAGGAGGCGGAATATGAGAGAGCAAGAACTGTGGAAAAAAGTGCCTATCTATTTCTACTACCTTTCTATCTCTAAGCATAAAGATGCAAAAGATGATTCGGCTTACAGTACGGATCAGATTATCATCGCTTTTTCCCAATTGCTGGAATATATAATGACAAAAGGACTTCCTGAACGCAAGAAAGACATTACATCGTCAGAAAAGGTCGTGTGGTTAGATTCTTACGAGGATTTGAAAAACGGAAATTATGATGTGATTTTCAAGTCGGCAAAATACAACCACGTTCGGAATGAAATCGACACAGAAACTATGCAGGAGCGAGGACGACGAAAGAGACCTCAGGATGGAGACGAAGAAAAGACACATCTATGCATTCGCCTTGCAAAAGGCGAAAACAGGTTTCTTGCAGTTCACGAAAGCAATCACTATGGCATAACTCTAAAGTGTATTATCGACTACTTGAATGAACAATTCAAGAAGTTCAATGAAGACGGAAATGACCCGTACCACTACATCATTGAAAGTCAGATTATGCCGGGAGAAGATTTCCTATCTTCAATCAAAAGAGCCAAAACAATGTCAGTCCTCAAGTTGACAGTATACAAAGACGATATTAAGGATGGCTTTATGCGGTTTGCAGGAAGAACTGACATCGCTGACGAAGTTGATATTTGCTTGAAGCGTCCTAAAGGATATAAATGCTTTCCGGAAAACTTAATTAAGGAATATTTTAAGGATTCGCAAGACAAAGCTAAGGGCAAGATTAAGCGTATTAAGATTATAGGGACAAATGACGCCGGAAGTTTTGAAGTGGATACTAATATCACGGGAATGAAGCATTTCTTAAAGGTGAAGGGTGAAAGCGTCACAAACGAAGTGGAGAGCTCGGATTTTTTTGTGAAGGCTCAGGAGTTCATTGCCTCAATGGGTGGTAGAATATGAAGACAATATTACTTGTTCCACTTAGGGACTATTATCAATCCAGAAAACGAATATGGGTAAAATATTTGATTCCGGTAGTTTTGGGGCTTTTGGCATTGGCAGGTGCACTCATATTTAACATCGGCAACGAGGAAACCATCCGGTCAACTTTTTCCGAATTTGTGAATGTCCAAATCAATGTCGTTGCCATCCTTGTTTCATTTTCTGTTGCAATTATTTCCATACTGGTTACAGCAGACAATGCAAACATCAAAAGTCTAAAGGAGGAAATGGCTGACTCTACTCAATATAAACCTGTGGGCGGAAAACATCTGTCTCTATTCCAAATTTTGCTTTCCAACATTGCATACAATGTCATTGTTGAAATTATTTACTTAGTTATTCTCATAGGAATTGCTCTCATACGGCCAATTATTCCTTTACAGGCATTGAAATATGTTGCTGCAGTATGCATCTTTGCCATTATGCATATTCTTGGAGTGTTGCTTGAATCGGTTGCTCAGATGTATCTAACTTTTTGGAGAAACAGATAGCCACGGCTTCACGCAACGCACATCATTATCAGCAATAAGATAGAATGGATATTGCGAACAGAAATAGCGAATCAGTATAACTGCTGAAAACCGAATAGTATATTTAGAGGCGTAGCCTTCGGAGAAATCCGGAGGCTGCGCTTTTTTGCGTCTTGATAGAAAAATTGAGAAATTTCTCGAAAACACCCTGCCAAACGGCACCTCTTATTCAGAGTAAGTAGAAGAGTCCTTTTGAAAAATTGAGGGGACTTTTCAAATTACTTTGCCAAAATCTCGAAAAAGTTCCCAATTGGTTAGTAGGAAGGCCCTGAAAAATTTCCTTCAAAATCCTATTTGTTATTTGCCAGAAAAGTTCCCAGTTGATTAGTGGGAGGGGCGCTTAAAAATTTTCTTCAAAATTCTTTTTATTTTTGCCGGAAAAATTTCCAATTAAGTAGTAGAGGGGGACGCAGAAAAATTCTCAAAAGTTTTTTCGTTCAAATCCGAAAAAAGTTCCCAGTTTGTTAGTGGAGGGGATTTCAAAGAAATTTTTCAAAATTCCTTCGTACAAATCAAAAAAATTTTCCCAGTTGATTAGTGAGGGGGTTAAAAAACAGCCCTTCTCGCTGCCTACCTATTGAGGGGATTCTCTCTGTGTACCTTGAAAATTGAATCGCCGCCTCCAAAGGATATGCTTCCGGCAAGTGACGCCACGACTTCCCGATAATTCAGGGCTCCCACAAAATCGAAGATTTTGCGGGAAGAGGAGCAGCAGTGAAACGAATGAGCTTTCGCACGAGTGCGGAAGCGAATGATATGGAACTTGCTGCGACGAGAGCGCACCAAAGAAGCAATACGCCGTGGTGAGACTCCGGGGCAGGAACGATACGGATGAGCGGCAGCAAGCAAAAACCGCCGCAGAAATGCGGCTTCAGAACAGACAAAGGAGGTTCAAACCTATGAAGAAAGGAGAGCTCAGAGAGCTTTATCAGATGATGTTTCCGGAATACCCGGACATTGTGACCGTCAAAGAGCTTCGGGAGATGCTGGGCATCAGCCGCAAGCTGGCGTACAAGCTGATCGACTACGGGTATATCCACGCCGTGAAGATCGGCACGACGCTGAAGATCCCGAAAATCAGCGTCATCAACTATGTAATGGAGAAAGAGATGAAGAAGGTTGGATGAGATCAAACGCCTGACACCCGCCCAAAGGGCACGATGTAACCGGTTAATCCGGCGGCTGTGCGCCAACTACGACGGTGGCAACTGTCTGCCGTTGGACGATGGCGAAGGCTGCGTGTGCGTGCAGACGATTTCCTATTCGCTGCTGTGCAAGTACTTCCGGCGGGCGGTTCTGCCCGCCGACAAGGCACTCTGCGCCGATATTTACCGGCAGTGCACACGGCTCTGCGACCGGTGTGGAAAGCCCTTTGCACCCAGTAGCAACCGGCAGAAATACTGCCCGGAATGCGGCTGCTCCATCCGGCGCAAGCAGAAGGCGGACTCTGCCAGACGGCGGCGCAGCGTCGAACATTAGGCACCGGGAAAGCCTTGATTTCCGGGGCTTTTTTGAGGGCAAAGCGGGTGCGGGTGACCGTTTCCATCCGCCCCCGCCAAAATCCATTTCTAACATTCTACAAAGGAGAATTCTATGGATAACAAACTGAAAACCGTGGACGCAGAAACCCTGCTGTCCACGCCGATGAGCAAGACGATGTTCATCGTATACGGCCTTATTTCGCAGGGTGTCAATGTCATCAGCGGTGCCAGCAAGATCGGCAAAAGCTGGCTGATGCTGTGGCTGGGGCTGCAAGTGGCGCAGGGGAATTCCGTTTGGGGTTTGCCCACGCTGCAATGCGATGTGCTCTATCTGAGCCTTGAGGACACCCAGCGCCGCATCAAAGACCGACTCTACAACCTCACCGACAGCGCCCCGGACAACCTGTATTTTGCCGTGACCTCCGGGCTGATCGGCGGCGGGCTGGAGGAGCAGATCACGGATTTCCTGACCGAGCATCCCGCCACCAAGCTGGTCATCATTGACACGCTGCAAAAGGTGCGGGACTCCAAAGGCAGCGCCGGAAAGGCGGGAATGTACGGCAACGATTACGATGACATTTCCTCCATCAAGCGCATTGCCGACGGCTTCAACATCGCCATTTTGCTGGTGCATCACCTGCGAAAGCTGCAAGACAGCGACGATCCCTTTAACGATGTCAGCGGCTCCACCGGTATCATCGGCGCTGCGGACACCAACTTCATCCTGCGCCGTAAGCGCAGCGGAAACGCCGCTACGCTGCTGGTCAGCGGGCGGGATGTGGAATATCAGGAGCTGACCTTGCAGTTTAACGATTTGGTCTGGGAGCTGGTGGAGCGCAAGAACAGCGAGGATATTCATAAGGCGGAACTGCCGAAATTTCTGTTTCGGGTGGTGGACTTTATGGAGTGCCGCACCGAATGGGTAGGCACGGCCACGGAGCTGCTGACCGAAATGAAGGAGCAGGAGGTCACGCCCAATATGGTCACAAAGTATCTCGGCCAGTTCGCCTATGAGGTGCTGGAGCCGCTGGGCATCGAGTACCGCACCAAGCGAACGGGAAAAAGCCGGCTCATCAAATTTCTGCGCCGTGACGGCGATGACGCAAATGACGCCGGGATCGTTATATAAGGAAATCTCCGTCACAACCGTCATTGCCGTCACAAACCGAAGAAAGGGGGTGAATAAATGCGCAGCAAAAACTATGGGATCAATGTCCGTGTGACCGAGCAGGAGAAGCAAAAGCTGCTGGAAAATGCCCGGTTCTGCTCCCTGTCGCTGTCGGAATATATGCGGCGGCTGGGGCTTGGAAAAGAGGTCAGAGCGGCCATCGCGGAGCGGGATTACCGCCTGTTTCGGATGCTGAACGGCCTGAAAGCGGAGCTTCCACAGCTTCAGAAAGAGGAAATTCTGAGCAGACTGGAAGCAGTTTTGAATGAATTAAAGTAAGCGAGAATTACGCCTGCGCAGTCTAAGCGAGCAGACTGTTTTTACTCCTGTCGGAGCCAAACAGTGCCCCTGCCGCCGATGCCTGCGTCATCTGAGCGAGCAGTGCGCTTTTACTCCCGGCAGGGCCGGAGCGCAAAAATACTCGTTAGGGCGTGCCCTAAGACCCCGAAAGAAAAAACTATGAAAGTGAGGACAACACAATGAGAAAATCTGATTTTACTTTATCGACGCTGGACGACCTATTCTCCACGCAGGCGGAGCGGGACGATGCCAAACTGGAGCGGGTGCGGAACATTCCACTGGCCGAGCTGCACCCGTTCAAGGGTCACCCCTTCAAGGTGCGGAACAATGAGGAGATGCAGCGGATGATCGAAAGCATCCGCAAGGTAGGAGCCATCACCCCGGCGCTGGCAAGGCCGCTGCCGGACGGCGGTTACGAGCTGATCTCCGGTCACCGACGGCTGGCGGCGTGTCAGGTGCTGGGCGTCGAGACGATGCCCGTCATCGTCCGGGAGCTGTCCGACGATGAAGCGGTGATCGCAATGGTGGATGCCAACTTGCAGCGGGAGACTATCCTGCCCAGTGAAAAGGCATTTGCCTACAAGATGAAAAGGGATGCGCTGAATCATCAGGGTATGACTTCTCCCCAAGTTGGGGAGAAGTTGCTGACGGCAGAAAAAATTGGTTTAGATGGCGGAGACAGCCGCAATCAGGTATTGCGATATATCCGTCTGACCTACCTGATCCCCGAGCTGCTTTCAATGGTGGACGACGGCAAGATCGCCTTTAATCCGGCGGTGGAGCTTTCCTACTTAGACTCGTATCAGCAACGGGCGGTGCTGGACGCGATGGCGCTGAACGACTGCACCCCGTCCCACGCCCAGAGCATCCGCCTGAAAAAGCTGGCACAGGAGGGCGTGCTGGATGACCAGATAGTCTACGCCGTGCTGGCGGAGGCGAAGCCCAACCAGCAAGAGCAGCTCAAATTCAAGCGGGAGGAGCTGCGGAAATATTTCCCCTCCGGCTACACCGAGGAGCAGATGCGCCGGGACATCATCAAGGGGCTGGAATTGCTGAAGCGGCAGAGAGAACGAAACCGGGATGCCCGCTGATTCGTATTGATGCGGCTACGATAAAACAATTCGCAGAATAGAGAGAACTCCAAACCGATGGTATACTGATGCTGTCGGTTTGGAGTTCTGTTCTGCAAATACAAAGGACAGGAGGAAATGAAATTGGTAGCAGGACATCTGACATTGAAAAACGGCAGGTATTACGCCGTGCTGAACTATAGAAACGCCGGAGGGCAGCGGAAAACGAAATGGATCTCGCTGGGACTTTCCGAAAAGGGCAACAAGCGCAAGGCGGAGGCAGAGCTGGCGAGGCTTCGGGCGGAGTTTGAGCCGCCCAAAGAGGTGGGCGACCTGAGCAGCGATATGCTGTTTGCCGATTATCTGTTGGAGTGGCTGGAAATCGCCAAGGGGCGGCTGGCTGTGGCAACATACAGTTCTTACGCCGCAATGATCAAGAAGCCAGTCGGACCGTACTTCCGCCAAAGGAATCTGACCTTGCGGGAGCTGGAAGCCCGACACTTGCAGATGTTCTATTCCGAAATGCTCAGAAAGGTAAAGCCGAATACGGTCATCCACTATCACGCAATTATTCACTCGGCACTGAAATATGCGGTCAAAACCGATATGCTGGTGCAGAATGTGGCGGACAAGGTGGATAGGCCAAAGAAAAACGGCTTTCAGCCGGTTTTCCTTTCGGCAGAGGAAATGCAGAAGATGTTTGAAGCTCTCCGGGGCACCAAGCTGGAGCTGCCGGTGCTGGTGGCCGCTTTTTACGGATTCCGTCGGGGGGAAGTGTTGGGACTGAAGTGGGACGCCATCGACTTTGAGCGTGGAACGATTTCGGTCATACGAACCGTTACAACGATTACTGTTGAAGGCAAGCAGATGGAAATTGAACAGCAGTCTGCCAAGACCAAGTCCAGTCTGCGTACCCTGCCGCTGATCGGCAGCTTTCGGGAATACTTCTTACAGGTGAAAGAGGCGCAGGAACTCAATAAGCAGATCTGCGGCAATTGTTACAATCACGAGTATGATGGCTTTGTATTTGTGAACGAGCTGGGCGAGCGGATGCGGGCCAATTATCTGACTTCGGCATTCCCAAAATTCTTGGAGGACCACGGCCTGCGCCGGATGCGCTTTCACGATCTGCGTCACAGCTGTGCCAGCTTGCTGCTGGCCAACGGCGTTCCCCTCAAGCACATTCAGGAGTGGCTGGGCCATAGCGACTTCACCACCACGGCGAACATCTACGCCCACTTGGATTACAAGTCCAAGATCACCTCGGCACAGGCGATGGAGACAGGGCTTGCTCTGCCGGAGGGCGGCGACTTCGGAAGCCGGTGGGGATCGATTGATGTTGGGGAGAACGGATGATTTTCTCTCCGAAAAAGTGAAAGAGCACGGAATTGCCCGTTTCGGAAAAAGGAAAGAGCCTGTAATCGGCTTGATTACAGGCTCTTGATGGCGGAGCGAGTGGGATTCGAACCCACGGTACCGTGAGGTACAACTGATTTCGAGTCAGTCCCGTTATGACCACTTCGATATCGCTCCGTGTCTATTTCCGCCCGCCATTCTCGTCGTTCCAAAAGCACTCAAAAATCCTTTGGAGAGAAAAGCAGGAGAGAAAGCTGAAAAATATTCGATTTGAAATTTTGAAAACCCGGAATTAGCAGGGGTTTTTGAGGGGACGAAATTCACAGATCCCGCCGAAATTTCGAGTCAGCCCCGTTATGACCGCTTCGATACCGCTGCATACCATGGTATGATACCATGACTTCCGCGCGCTTGCAAGCAATTTTTCATCGCGAATGCCGAAAAACGTATATTTTGCGATGCAAGTATAAAATTCCATCTTGACATTACGCCTCTTCCGTGCTATCATGCAAAAGCTGACAGGTTGCGGAGGGCTCTTGCAGGTGTAGCACAATGGCCAGGGCACCAGCCTTCCAAGCTGGGGATGCGGGTTCGATTCCCGTCACCTGCTCCATCCATTTGCGCCAGTAGCTCAGCAGGATAGAGCAACTGCCTTCTAAGCAGTAGGCCGGGGGTTCGAATCCCTTCTGGCGTACCATTTCCCCCAAAGCGGCCTGCGGCGAGGCTTCCCTTGTGATACCAGATATGTGGTGGGTGTAGCTCAGTTGGTTAGAGCACCGGATTGTGGTTCCGGGTGTCGAGGGTTCGAGTCCCTTTACCCACCCCACAAAAAGGGCGGGATCGGGAATAGAGTCCCGATCCCCTTTCTTTTCCCTTATAGGGGTGTAGCCAAGCGGTAAGGCAAGGGACTTTGACTCCCTCATTCGCTGGTTCAAATCCAGCCATCCCTGCCAGAGAATAACAGCGTTTTCCGCTGCCTTCATACCTTCGCTTCGTTAGCTCAGTCGGCAGAGCACCTGCCTTTTAAGCAGGGTGTCCGGGGTTCGAATCCCCGACGAGGCACCAGGAGAACCCTCAGAGCCGCAAGGCTTTGAGGGTTTTTCTTTTGCTTTTGCAGGTGTGAGTAAATCAGAAAAGCAGCCGTTTGAGGCCACTTTTCTAACGGCGTGCAAGTCAAAATGCATGTCAAAACATTATTGACTTTTGAGGCGTAACGTTCGAGCGTGTACGCTTAATTGACTACCAAAACCTGTCACGAGTCCAAAGCAAAAAATGGTAGTGATTCGGGCGCTTTCTACTGTCCCCATCATAGGGACGCAGTTTTAGGCAGTGATTCCTCGCGATTTACTGTCCGGGTGTTTTGGGCTTGGTCAGTCCTTGAGGATTTTATAGCATCAAAAATAATCGAAATGATGCCTTCTTTGCACCCGTCTGGTTAGATGGAAAAGTTGCGAATTTAGTGGATCATAGAACAGCCTTTTTACCGTAGGTCTCTATAGCTACGGTAAGAAGAAGGTGCTGCGGCAGTCTGAAAATGCAGTATTTGCAGGGGCTTGAGCCGTATTAAGGCATATCCCATTTTGAATGTCTGGAAATCATGGAAAAACGGATATCGAAAAGCATGTGAAAAAGTTGCGGTTTCAAGCCGTTCCGTTTATGGCCTGATCGAGCAGCGCATCCAGCTCATCGACGGCGACATAGAGGAAGCTGCTGCCGGTCTCTACGCACTTCTGTAGGCTCATAGCCTTTACTCTTCCCTGCGGTGTCCGGCAAACTAAAACGAGAGGGCTGGACTTTAGGGCCTCAATATCTCTTTCAATTTCATGAAGCTCCATGGCTTTTCCTCCTCGACGTTTTTGACGTTGACGGTCGTTCCAGAATAGGCCGCATCTTTTTCTATCATCAACGATACTTCCAGTAATTTGGCGCGCTTTACTTTTCGGTAATACAGCTTCTCTCTTGGGTCAAGCCGATACCATTCGGACTGTTCTGCTATGAAGGCGAAAGACCATCCTCGGATGCAGCCGGAGCGGGCCGCCGCAATCACGGCCGGATCTGAAATCAGAGCGTGTGCCCACAGGCCTCGGCTGTCATCGGCCAATTGTAGCTCTCCGCTGTGTGTCGAGCCGATCACACGCGTATGATCGACCTTTAGCTTTATGCAGGTCGTCTGAAGCAATGACATTTTGAACGCATCAGGCATGATAACTTCATAAAAACGTCCTGGCACTCCGGGATAAGCCGGAAATTCGCAGTTGCTCCTTTTGCCGGCTATATTGACATAGCCTTCTATCACGATCGCCATTGATAATTCAACTCCGACCTTGGAATTTCGTTGCAGGAAAATGGTGTGCTTTGGGACTGCTGTTCGGTCGAGACGAAGGCCTCCTCGTCAGGTCGGGCCCCACCGGGGGGATACTCATTGCAGCCAAAAGGAGGCGCATGAGACATTCCCATGCGCCTCCCACTGCTCAGGTCACGCCTTTGCGGTCACAGCGACGCTACCCGCCTTGACTGCCATGCCGTTGCTGTCTACTTCAGCAACGACAAGTGTGGATCCGTTGGCAGCCGCAATGTCTGCGCTACCATCCCACTCGCTCCAGCTAGAGCAGTCCTCACCGATAGCCGGAACGGCTACATCCACCTTGTACCTGTAAGAGTTGCTCTCGGCTTTGTCCGGTGTGACGGTGATCTTCGTTTTACCGGATGCAGAGCCGGCAGTAGAAGCAACCGTCAGTCCATCGGCAGCCATGGCCTGATAATAGAGTGCAGATGCCTTGTTATCCAGGACGAAGGCGTCATAGCAGACCCTGCCTTCCAGCAGATATCCAGAAATACCAGGAGGATTGTGGTGCACCATATAGCTTTCCAGCTTAGTGGGCGCTACGGTGGCACAGGGATGCGCGATCATGAAGCCGAAGCCCGCAGGCACACGGTTTGCGGGGACCTTGATGACCTTGCAGCCATCCAACATAGCAAGAACGCCCAGAAGGCGCAGCTCATTGCCGATGTCGGTCTCCATGATGACATCTTTGCACTTCTTCAGCATTGTGTAGGTTTCCGGTGTCAGCATCAGAATGCGACCGGTCTCCGGCACCTCGGAATTATCCAGAGCCTCGCTACCCTTCAGCATCTCCGTGTAGATGTTTTCCTCCGTCAGTTTAACCGCTGCGGGTTTGTGGCCGGCCTCGGCACACATCACACCGTATGTGTAGGTGTCAACTTCCGGAATCACGACTTCGCGGATCTGACGGGCCAGCATGGTGGCAGAACCAAGAACACCCTTGGTCTCGTTCTCGTCCAGTGCATCTGTGACGACCGTAAAAGACCGGTCGCGCTTCAGCATCATTTCTTCGGTGGTGGCGCTGACGCTCTCGATCTTGCCATAGCGAGATGCATTTGCGCCGGTTCCCGCGCGGTCATAGTCGTTCATCTTGGCTGTGGTAGCCTTGTAGATCTTGACCGAGTGTGCGCCGTCCCAACCAAAGTCCTGATTGGTCAGCATACTTTTCTTGCTCTCCGTAGAGAACTGTTCATCAACGTAACTCGAAAATTGGGTTACAAGTTCAATCGCCATTTAATTACTCCTTTCGGCGGTTCAGACCGAAGGCTTCGCGGAAAAGGCTGTCTGAGGTGGGGCGCGGATCGCTGCGGCGCTGCTCTTTGTTCGGATCTGCCATTCTCTCGACAATACGCTCGAACTCATGCAGCTTGTCTTTAAACTGCGGCAGGTCCATTGCCCCAAACAGAGAAACCAGCTCAACGGGATAATTCGTCCCATAGTTCTTGTTCTGCGTCTCCAGATAGTCCCGACATTCCAAAATCTGCTCGCGGGCAGTGAGCTCCTGCTCATGCTGATCTGTCTCCGGATCGACGGACTTGGACACCTTAGCTCTTTCCTTCGCCAGCCTGTCGGCTACAATACGGTTTACTTCTTCCTGCGTGAACGTCCTGCCGCTGCCCGGATCCCCATTTTTATCCTCCGGGTTGGAGTTGGTGGGCTTCTGCTCGGTGTTCTGGTTCATAGTTTCTTCGCTCATAGTTTACCTCCGTTTTACGCCCAGAGTGGGCTGATTTAATGCCTGGCGGATGTGTGGCGAAATCTACAGATGAAAAGGGCTCCTCAAAACTCCACACACCCGGCAGGCAAAAGAAAACGCATGGGGCGGCTCAACAGCCACATTCCCATGCGTTTTTATCGCTAACCTTTACGGCGGTACTCCATGCGTTATTCTTTGGGAGTATTATAGCGCGTCCTTTTCTTCTTTGCAACTGTCTTTTTCACCGCTGACAGAAAAATAGATTTGTCGGTATGGCGGGTGCCGGTCGCTCCTGCGTGTCCTGCCGTCCGGATGACGGAGCTGCAGGGCGGTTAGAGCGGCGGTCGCGTCCCGCTCCTCCTGCGGTAAGTATGATATTTTCACCTTCATGCGCTGCTTCACCTCTTTCAGGGCAATTGCCCATTTCTAAACTTTATCCTGTTCAGGGTGCCGCTGTTGGTCTTGACACGGATCCGCCGAGAGATCTCAATCCCACCGGGGGGGATGCCTCTTCGAATCTCACAAGGCTGCTCAGAGTCGGCGTGGCTATCGCAGCGCCGTCAGCCGCTGATACGGCAGTAGGGATGAAGCGGAGCTGATGCCCGAGCACACGGCGCAAAACGGCGTACCTGTTGAAGCTGTCCGGCACGACCACATAAACGGTCACGCCTTTGTAGTCGCAGATAAGCACATAGAGGTCATGAACGTATGCACTTCTGATGCAGGTACCCTCCAGTGCGATGCAGCCGACGGCTGCCGCTTCCAGCTCCGTAAACACATCAGGCCTCTTCATCCTTGCAATCCTCCTTGTTTTCGTGTAAACTGGAGACGGAAAGCAGGGCCTGCAATCCCGTTTCCACCCTGCCGCTGTCAGTGTTGGTCGCACTGGCAGCGGCTTCCTTTTCATCCTGGCAGTCGCACCGCTCGCACGGGTCGAGGTAGGCCCCGCAGATGGGGCATGTCCGGTAATAACTCACAGTCTCGCCACCTCTCGCACAAGCTCCGGCAGAGCGCCCAGGCCATGAATGGCACAACGCCCCTTCGTTATGAGCTTACCGTTAGAGGCATAGACTGGCGGCACATACCAGGCGCACGATTCTCCATAGCAATCGGTCAAGTTGTCTTCAGATGTGATAGACAGCAGCGGACAGATTTTATTATTTTCCATAGTTTTCCTTTCTACGAACGGGCTGATTATCAGGATCAGCAAATACCTCTGACATAGTCTCAGCAAAGTCAGTCAGGAAGCAGCCGCCCTCCGGCCGATTCTTATAACGGTGACTGCAAAACCTATCGCACGGGCGTCCATCGATGGGACAGATTTTCTCTTTCATACTCGTAATTTTCCTTTCTTGGGGGAGGAAGGGGAATCTACATACTAACTTTCGTGTAAGCAAAAATAAAGTGTATATAGAGAAAGTTAGGTTATTGGCTCACCTCTCTCCCCACAATCATAAAATTTCGTTGTCATACCAGCGGTTTGAGCGGTTCTGACGGTCATTAAGTCGCAGGCCGAAATATGTGTTTATACCATGCGATTTTCTCTTAGAAATCCCCAGTTTCTCCATCTCTGCGGAGAAGTCCTTCTCACTGCGGGTGTAGTCCTTCAGGGCCTCCGACCACGCCTTGTAAGCATCGTATAGTTCTCTGGCTCCGACGTGCGCTCCAGTTTCTTTGATGCAGCACTCTGAAAGAAAATTCTCGAGCCAGTTTTCCCGGCTCCGGTAATCATAGGTAGCCTCCTCCACGCAATCGGGGATATCCAGTCTAAAGCCATTCCGGGCAAAGTTCTGCGCTCCCTCGACTGCCCAGGCCAGAATGAAGCCACCGGCATTCTCCGCAAGATAGTCAGCGTAGTTTTGAATCGTCTTATCTGGCTGAATGACAGCGTTGAAGGGAACTACGAAGATGCGGCGCCATGTGCCCTCATCGGTGGATCCGACACGGGGAAGGTGGTTAGTGAACAGGCAGAGCGTATGCGACGGCTTAACAATCTCCGGCTGCTTATACTTTTCCTCCACCTGGAACGGGTCTGTACTGGAGATCTTCTTGATCGTGGCCGCAGAGAGGCGGCGGCCTTCCTCCAGCTCGCCGGCGATCACCAGCCGTTTCCCGCGCAGAGTGGCCAGCGCGGCCTTGTCATTTGAGTTTTTGGTCGTAATAACGTCAATGTCGATGTACCCGGCATAATCGCCCATGACGGCAGCGACGGTGTTAAAGAAGGTCGATTTGCCGTTTTTACCTGTGCCAACGGCAAAGGTAACGCCCTCCTGATAGACCTTGCCAAAGAGCGACATACCGACAACCATCTGAAGGAATCCTTTTAGGCTGCTGTTCTCGCAGGTGATCGTATCCAGAAAAGAATCCCAAATATCCTTGCCCTTATCGTTCCTGCTGAAAGCGGTAACTTTCGTGCAATATGCTTCCTGCTGGTTAGGCCGAAAGGCGCCCGTTACCAGGTTGATAATCCCAGCCTGTGTGTTCAGCTCCAGCGGATCCGCATCCATGGAATTGCCGGGGCGGACCATATACGGTCTGGCAAGATCTAAGATAGCCTTTAACCGGGAAACTCGGCGAGTCATATTGGCATGGGCTAAGTAGGCTTTGCTCCGCTTGACCGCCTCGCTGGCTGCCTTGACCGCCTCGCTGCCTTCGGGATCTGCAGCCTTCGCTTCCGCTTCGTTGTGCAGCGCATCCCGGTATTCGCCCATGGCGTCTCTCAGCATATGCTCGGAAAAGTCCTCTGCCAGTTCCAGAGCTTTATGCTCGTTCCGTTCCCACCGCTTGCCATCCCAGCAGAGCCAGCCCATGGAATCTGTGAAAATAATGTCATCACAGTGCTCACGGACAAACACGGCAGCGTTTCCGGCATCGCTGAAGTCTGCGGGCTTAAATGTGTTTTTATCTTCGTTCACGTGCCTGTGCCTCCTGTTTCAAAGAGCTTGTCCATATACTCCACCAGATCGTCACGGCGGAAGAACCAACTCTGCCCTTGCTTTGCGCCCTTTAGGACGCCTTCCTTTGCCATCTTGGCGATCACCTCCGGATTACGCCGGAGCAGCAGGCCGGCCTCGGCACAATCGCAGAGGACGGGAAGCTCTGCCACGTCATGGATCACCCGGCGCGGCTTATTCTGTCTCATTGGCCTATACATGGCGTTTTTCCCTTTCTGCCTTGTCAGGTATGTAATTACCCTCGGCAATGGTTGCAGGCTCGTCTCCCCTTGTTTCCATGGCTTCCCCACCGCCATTTTGCGGTGTTAGCATATCGCGCAATTCCTGATTCAGATTTGCTTGCTCATCAAGGAACTGCCGCAAGGTAGTAATTTCTTTGTTTTTCACTTTCAAGCGCAGAATGAGGGCAAGCGCGCCTTGGATCGCCTGATCTATGTGGGCGTAGTACTTCGGATTCTTGATTTCAACGCCCTTCCCACGGCTTTTCCGGGGATTCCCCACAATGTAACAATGCTCGTCCGAAATTATGACAAGCCCTTCCGGTAATTCGATCATTAGGTTGCCTCCTTTTCGATGATTTCTCTTACCTCAACACCAAGTCCAGAGGCCAGCTTACCAGCCGTCCTCGGTTCACAGGTCCCGCGCCGGATAAGGGTACTGACATTCTGCCGCGAAATTCCGCAGCGGTTTGCGAGATCTGCTTTCGTCATACTTTTTTCCGCAAGCAGAGTTTCGATTTTTAGTACGCTGATCTTCATTCGTTGTTCACCTCCAATACAGCAAATGTGCCTTGTGGGCACATAGTAACACACCATTTCGTGCTTGTCAAGAACATTATTAAAAGTTCTTGACATTTTTGTGCCTGTGAGTTACATTTTAGCAAGATAGGAGTGTGTAACATGAATTTTCAGGCAATTCGAAACGCACGAAAAGCAGCGGGCGTAACCCAAGAGCAACTTGCTGAAGTATTGGGAATAAATCGAGCAACATTATCGAAGTATGAAACGGGCGTTATAGAGCCGTCAGTATCGCAACTTAAAACTATTGCCGCAGCCCTTAGGATTGATTTCTATGTGTTGGCAAATGAAATTGGAAACGAATGGTTTGATGCGGGCTTTGAGTTTGCAGAAGAAGGTAGCGATATTATCGATGCTCTTGTCCATGAAAAGCATAAAAAAGTTGGCTATAGCTTTTCTGAAGAAGAGGGTCAGCTTATCACTGCCTTTTCTTCCCTCAACCCTTCCGGTCAGACCGAAGCCGTCAAGCGCGTATCAGAACTGACCGAGATTCCCAGATACCAGCGTTCTGACGCGCAAGATGCCGCCAAGGGGACAGAAGATACCTCCCTCCCTGCGGAAACGCCCATAAACGGCTCAGGATCTCCCACAGAGGGCAAAAAATAA